GCGGCTTCTAGAGGCGCAGATGCCATCTACATGGCAGGTGCAGGTGTAGGTGGTTTTATTAAGTCCTTGGATTCCGTTAGTAGAGATCAAGATTCCTTTATGATGAAAATACCAGATTATAAGATTTTTGCTCGTGCTCAACTCATTCTCGGACATCAACTTGGTATGTCTATCTACCAAGATTGTGAGTTTAAGTACGGTTACTATGACAACCTTAAAATGCAAATATCAAGAGTTAAGGCTGCAGGCCACACAAATATACGTCCACGTACATTGTGGCAAGACGGAAAAGATAAAGCAGTTGTAGACCCAAATGGCAATAAGCAAAATCAGTTGCTAAGCACATGTCTCATGATTGAACGGTGCCTCCACAATATTAGGGAAAAGATTAAGATTCATCCAGCTGCGCGCCCCATTGAAGAGCTCCCTATCCCTATTGCTAAGTGTAACGTCAAGTCCGAGTTAAAATTGTTGTCAGATTACGTTGAATACACAGTCAGCGAAAGTGAGTATGAGAAAGCCCGTGTATTTTTCATAGTTCCCATATTCCAAATCATGATTGCTCGTGCGATTTATGAACCAATGCACAACAGCACCAACAACGTCGGGTCAAACTTTGTGGGATTCCCTTTCGCCTATGGAGGCATGAAAGACATACACGATTTTTTACAGCTTGATGATGATGAGCCCAGTATATTCGTCTCTGGTGATATCAGTGGAAAAGACCAATCATTCCCTTATGCTGCCTTAGTTATTTTCTGTTCCATGGTCTTGTTGTACATCCCCATGGATCATCCAGAACGTGGTCTTTTGGAAACCCTTGTCATATGGCTCACTCGTTACACTGCTGGACACGTTGTTGGTTGGCTCCCTCCCGATTTGTGGAGAATTGTGTTGAACGCTCTCTTTTCTGGTGACTACAACACTAGTTTCTTCAACACTTTGCACATGATTTTGATGTGGATTCACTATGTTATGGTCATGTATCCAGGGAGGGAAATTGAAGTTCTTACTGATAAGCTCTTAAAGTTTATGGCTCAAGGTGATGACTACCTTTTCAGGTCGCCCAAGAAATATTCCAGAATAAACGCCCAGTCCTGGCGCGAGTTCATAAAGACACACCATAATCAGACTGTAAAGGCGGGAAGTGAAATACAGACTAGTTTCATATACAGTGCATATGACAAGGACTTTGAGATTGACAAGAACAAGTCGAGTTTACACAAAATCCTTCAACGATATTTCATCAAGACTACATTGGGAACCCTGCCCTTTAGACCATTCTCTGTTTACGTTCGAAAAGCCACCGCGTGGAAAAACCTCACGGTCTGTGAGTATATGCAAAAACTTATAGGGCTGGCTTACGATACCATGGGTACAAACATACGCGCATACGAGTTTCTTCGCAAGTTGTTTGAATGGGCGAAAACTAAAAATAACGTCTCAAGATCCGATCTTGTTAGTGCTTGGGAAGCCAGCAAACACATGGCCTATAGAAGTATCAAGTTCAAATGGGGTGTTGATCTTACCGCAGCGGACTTTGCTTCCTTCCCATCCATGAAGAAAATTCAGGACCTGTTCTTGGTCACTAATTTAAACGGTACTCTTTTTAAGATGAGACAACCTAGGCAGCCCCAGATGTACTAGAACAAACAATAAAC